CCAGCACGTCGCTGATCGTCACGTTGGAAGTGACGGGGTCGACGGTCTTGACGGTCGTCTGGGTGCGCTTCTTATGCTTGGCCGCGGGCGGCGCGTTCGGCACCGGGACGAACTCCGGTGCCGCGTGGTTCGTGTCGTCGGACATGGATTCCTTTCGAGGAAGCGAAGAGAGGGCCCGGAGGCCCTCCCCTGCTTCAGGCTGCAGATCAGACGTGCTCGATCGCGACCGCGCGCTTCAAGTACTGCGCGCCGGCGGTCGGGATGATGTTGCTGTTCGCCGTCGCGTCGGTCGGCGCGACGAAGCCGCCGATCCAGAACCACGACTGGGCGATGATCTGCTGCAGGCGGTCGAGCGGGCCGCGGGTGACCATGGCCACGCCGTCGACCATCTCGGTCTCGCTGTTCATGCCCGCGAAGTCCTCGGCCTTCTTGGTCATGCCGGCGAAGTCGCCTTCCACCAGGGCGCCCGGGGCGCACAGGATCGGGCGCCGCACCTTCAGGGCCGCATTGGTCGGGTGCGTCTGCACCAGCGCCTCGGTCGTCGGGATGAACCGCGCGCCCATCAGCTCGAACACCTTGCCGGTGCGGGCTTCCTTGCTGCCGTACTGCCCCTGGTACATCAACTTGAAGTCCTGGTCAGCGAACAGCTGGCGCATGGACACGTTGTCCAGGTACAGGTTGAACAGCTGATCCTGCATACCGGTGTTGTTGCGCAGGTTGGCGATCGCATCTTCGATCACCGACAGCGTCAGCACGTCGGTGGAGACGAGCGCAGGCGTCGCGGTGGCGATGCCGTAGGCGCTGCCGCCGGTCCACTTGCCGTTCGGCCGCAGGATCACCGGCGCATTGGCGTGCGCGACGCCGTTCAGCGCCGTGCCGTCGGCGATCGTCACGTTGCCCGAGAAGGTCAGCGTGCCCGAGAAGCCCCCGGGGACGGTCGACACGTTCGAGCCGTCGCGCGCAGTGCCGATCAGCGTGTACGTGTTCAGGCCCACCACGACCGAGGCCGTGAAGGTGCCGGAGACGGACACGAACTTGCCCGCGCTCGCGCCGGTGCCGAGCACCTGCTCGAAGCCGCGCACGTCGTCCACGCTGATCGTGGCCGCCGGCGCGCCGAGCGTGACGCGCACGCGGGTCTGGCCGCCCAGGTAGCCGGCGAACAGCGCGTTGCGCGCGATGCGGTCCAGCGACTGGCGGGCCTGCACGCCATTGGTGTGGCCGTTCAGCAGGAACTGGTTGGCGATGCCGACCTGGCTCGTGACGACGTTCAGGTCGATCGAGTCGGCGTACTGGTCGATGCCCAGCACGTACTGCTCGATGGTCTGCGACGTCGGCGTGATGCCGTTGTCCAGGTTGGTGTTGCCTGCGGCGGAGAGCGGCGTGGTGACGGGAGCCTTCAGGCCGGCGCGCGTCTTGGTGACGGTCTCGCCGACGTTGATGGAGACCGGCTCGCGGTCGGCGATGGCGCGGTAGCCGATGGCCGAGGTCAGGCCGTTGTGGAAACGGCGCTCCAGGAAGCCGGACTGGATGGCGTTCTGCAGCGACGCCGGCATGTTCTGAATGGGCATGGTGCCTCCGAGGGGTGGTGTTGCGAAAACCCCTGGGCGTCTGGCCCCGATGGGAAGGCGCTGCATGCGCCGTGCTGGGAAAGTGATGAGGGCGCGCGGGATCAGCCCGCGCGCGGTGCGGTCAGGTGTTGGCCTTGAGGAACTCCGCTTCGGCAGCGGCGTATTCCTCGGGCGTCATGTCCTTGGCGGACTTCTTCTTCTGCGGGTCGGCCGGCGGCGGCTGCTTTCCGGTGCTGGTGCTGGCCGCGCCGAACAGGTACGGCTTCGACTTCTTGAGCTCGTCCATGAGCGCATCAGCGCCCTGCACTTCGCCCTTGTCGTCCAGCGTGACCTTCGAAAGGTCAGCCAGCTTCAGCCCGTCGAGGTCGACCATGCCGGCCTTCAGGGCGGCGGCCTTCAGCTCGGCGCGGATGATCCGGTCGTTGGACGCTTTGGTGGCGGCGCTGACCTTCTCCTCGGCTTCCTTGGCAGCCTTGTCGGCCGCTTCCTTGTGGATCTTGGCCGCGTTCTCCTGTTCGGAGGCCTTCAGGCGCCAGCCCTTGTTTTCCTCGCGCAGCTCGCGCACGTACTCGGCGCTGAAGGTCTGCGGCTCGGGCGGGCGCGGCGACGGCGGAGGGGGCGGCGGTGCGCCACCACCACCGGCGGGGTCGTCGATGTACATGCCGAAGATGCCGGCGCGTGCCATCAGGCGCATGAACAGCTTGGTGACGTTCATTGCAGCGTCCCCAGCGAGTGCTCGACGCCGTCCACCAGGGCCTGATTGGCGGCGGCTTCGGGGCCAGCTTCACCAGCGCGGACGTGGTCGTCGTGCTGGTTCAGGTTGATCTGCGTTCCGCGGGACAGCATCTCGGCGGCGCGCGCGTGGGTCACGCCGTGGGCGATCATCATCATCGAGCCGTCTTCGTTGCTGGTGATCACGATCACGCCGGGCACGCACAGCTTCTTGCAAAGCATCGGTGCCACGTTGCCGGGGTGGACGTCCGGGAGTCCCGGGGTCTCGTTCTTGGGTTCGTCAGCCATCAGGCCTCCAAAGTGAAAGGCCCACCATCAGGCGGGCCGGGGTGCCATCGCGGGATGCGATCGGCAATTCATCGTCAGTCGTCGGAGTTGCCGATCGGCTCTTTGCCGGGCTTCTCAGGCGCGGCCGGTGCAAGGTTCGGCGGCGGCCCTTCGGTCGCGATGAGCGCGATCTCCGCTTCCGAGTCGGCGATGTCGTAGGACTGCGCGATGGACTTCACCGCAGTGTCTTGGGACAGCAAGCCGGCCAGGCGCAGCGTGTCGAGCGTCTCGGCCTGCGTCTGCTTGTCGGCGTAGGTCGGCTGGTACCACTGGGGCCAGCGCAGCGACAGGTCGTCGACCTGGCTCAGCTTCTCGATCTTGCGGCCCTTCTTGTCGACCAGCTGGAACTTGGCGGATGCGCGCACGACCATGTTCAGCAGCTCGAGCAGTGCGCCCTCGCCGTAGCTGATCCGGAGCTTGTCGGCGAGCCAGATCAGCGTCTGGTTCATCAGCTCCATCGCGCGACCGGACTGGGCCGAGCTGAGCTTGTCCGGGTTCGAGCGGTTGCCGCCGGCCCCTTCGAGCGCCAGCTCTCGCAGGCCCTTGACCCATTCCATGACCGCGTTCGCGGCATCGCCGGAGATCTCCAGCAGCTTCGCGTCGCCGTCGGCGCCGGTGATGATCGCGTTGGCCGCTCCCTTGACGATCGCGCCCGGGCCCGCGCCGAAGGCCGGCTGCTTGATGTGCAGCGTCGGGTCGGACTGGTAGCGCAGGCCGCGGCCGCCCTGGCTCAGCAGGTAGTCGGCCTCGATCTGGACGTCGATGGCCTCGGGCGGGAACGTCGGGGCGCCGTCGACCAGGTCGCCGCCGGGCAGGTTGCGCGCCCAGACGATGGGCACGAACCCAAGCGCGTGCTTGACGGTGCGGCCCGCGTCGACCAGCGGCTGCTTGCCGTCCTTGGCGTCGTCCTTGGACTGCGGCAGGAACCACGTCTCGGCTGCCTCATCCCAGGTGCGCTGGAACCACAGCTCGGCCTTCAGATCAGCCTCGGCGATCGCGTAGCCCATGGCCTTCAGCACATCGCCGCGCACCTTGTAGCGCTCGGTGACGGCCTTCAGCGTGTCGGGCGCGTCCTCGTCCCAGGTCGGCGCCAGGTAGACCGTCGACATGGCGTTGAAGAACACGCGGCCCTTGAGCACGCGCATGATCACCGCGACCGAGCCGGCGCTGCCCTTGGTGGCGGCGTCGATCATGACCTCGTTGAGGACGGTCTCTTTCGCCAGCTTGGTCAGCGCGTCGCGTGTGGCCTCGTCGGCGCAATCGACCGCCGGGAAGTGGCCCTCGGAGAACAGCAGCGACACCGAGTCGTTGACGACCGTGCGGCAGATCCGCGTGCGCGCCGAGGGGCGGCGCTTGCCCAGCGGGATGTATTCGCCAGCGTCGTTCTTCTCTTCGTCGAACGGGTGCTCGAGCGTGTCGTACATCGTGCCCTCGAGCACCCGGGCCAGCGCCGACAGACGGAATGCCCGCTCGGGGTAGTCCTTGTCCTTCGGATAGGTGGCCTGGATGGTCTTGAAGTCGGGCATGTCAACGGGCCATGTGGGGGAGCTGCGTGGAGCGCGTGATCACCGGTCGCAGGACAGGCCAGCGCGCGGTGACGAAGTAGCCGACGGCGTCGTTCAGGTGGTCGTTGCCGGCGGTCTTGTCGGGCACGCCGTTGTCGTCGTAGACCTGCTGTTCCAGGCATTCGGTCAGCACAGGCGCCAGGCGCGTGTTGACCAGCAGCGCGCGCTCGCCCTTGGCGTTCAGGATCGAGGCGTTGACCGAGGTCACGCGATCCTTCACCAGCGGGTTTGTGCCGTTGACGATCAGCTTGAAGCCGGCGTCCTG